GAACGGTAATTTTGGTGTGTATAGTTTTTCAATGAAACCCGAAACGTATTACCCGACCGGTCAAGTTAATATGAGTAGAATAGCACACAATTTAATAGAAATGGAACTCGATACACCGGACTCTAGTTTTGGTCACAAAGTGTATGTGTATGGAGTAAACTATAACGTGTTAAGAATAGAGAGCGGACTTGGTGGTTTAAAATTTTAGTGAGTTATACTAGTAATGGCTGGTCGTGTTCAATTAGAAATATCTGGTCCACAGGACGCCTTTTTTACGGATGATCCAGAATACACATACTTCGTAAAAAATTTTCAAAAACATACTAATTTTGCACCTTTTTTTACAGATTTAGACGTGGAAGGTGAAGTGGAATTTGGTAACACTATAAGGTGTACTATACCACAAGATCAAGGTGATCTTCTTAAAACAGTGAGTTTTAAATTTGAGTTATCGAGTATACAACAGAATTTAGTAGCTGGTATCGGAGGTATAGGATACGTCGAATCTATAGGACACGCTATTATAGAGTATGCCGAAATACTAATTGGTGGTAAAACAATTCAAAGAATACCGAGCGATTTTTTAGCGATTTATTTCGATAATTACATATCCCATACAAAACAAGAAAACCTCGCTAAACTTATTGGAAAGCCCCCGGGAGAACTGTCAGGTACACCCGTTTCCAATAAAAGTATAGCAGGATATCTAGGACTCGCTACATCTAACCAGAAATTTTTCGTCGATATTCCTTTTTACTTTTATAATAATCCCGAACTTGCCATTCCTGTATTTGCGATAGATAAACAGGAAATTGAAATTGTTATTAAACTTAGAGATCTAAAAGATTGTATTTTTGGGTTCGATACAGCCAACCCTGCAAATAATTCAATTTATTATTTAAGTGACTATGTACAAACAAAAGGTCTAATAAAAGGAACGAAAATAACGACCGAAATGGTATCGTTAGTACAAGATGAAAAGGATAAGATAAAATCTAAAAAAACAAATTACGCAATCACACAAATTCAAGAAGTTAAGGATATAATACCCAAAGATGCAAATCTTAACAGCGTGGTAAATACAACACATAGACTTAATTTTAAACATCCCGTAAAGGAACTTTTTTTTATAATTCAAAGACTTAGAAAAGAAAATCTTTATTCAGAGAATCCTCATTTTGTTACCAATTTTGATTACGATTCCCTTTTTCAAGTATTTAATACCACTAACGAATATACGAACTATGAGAATTTACAAAAACTTTCTTTAACATTAGACGATACCGATGTTATTAGTGGAGCGGCTGGTGAAGTTATTAATTTACGCGCGGTTCAAAGCGGTATACATCATACAAGAACACAACTATTTAGAAGGTACTATTCGTATAGTTTTGCTTTAGAACCCGAAAGATGGTACCCAACAGGACAAGTTAATTTCAGTTTAATTAAAGACCAGATACTAAAAATTACAACAACACCGGATAATAAGGCTGAAAGAGAACTTAGAGTTTTGGCACAAAGTTATAATATACTCCAAGTGGAGAACGGTATTGCAAATTTACTCTATTAAAATGACACTTCAACAAGAAAATGATGCAAGTCTACTTATACAAGAACAAATACAGGGTTCAGCATTAAATATTATACAACCAGTTTTAGAACAGGCAATGGTACTTGCAGCAGGGTACGCAAAAGCGTGTGGTAGAGATATACTTCTTGGTAAAGATATGGAATACGCTATGAAGTACTGTGCTATGAACCAGGTCGGTAAAAAAACAGGGTCTATTTTCCCAGAAATATACGAAGAAGATACGGATAGTGAAGATGAACTTGAAATTATAGATGAAGAGGAAGAAGATATTGAATTTACAAGGTATTCAGGTAGAGAATACAAGTTTGTTAAAATAAACATGGCGTATGATAGTTGGAAAGAATGGGTGCCGAAAAACCCGACAGAACAGATGTTAAAAAATGCTATAGATAGTAATGAACACCTCTAATCCAGAGGGATCTAATATCGAATCATCATTTTTCAAAATATCTTGTGATAGCTCAGATGAAAGTGAAAGTGAAAGTGAATCCGATACTGAAACTGAATCCGAAACTGAATCCGAAACTGAATCGTCTTCTTCAGGAGGAAGTAAACCTAAAATGCTTAAAGGGTATTTAAAAAACACTAAAAAGTATAAAAAAATTTTATTCGAGGATACTTTGTTCCCAGAATAAAATCTACATTTATAGTATAAAAAATGTCTGCCCAAGAAACTGCTATGCTCATCGCCCGTGAACTCGAAGGTCAATCCCTCAACGCTATCGTTGCTGGCTTCTCATTTGCCGCCGCCCTTTCGTGGGTCGACTTGGTGAGATGGGTCGTCAACCAAGTTGTCAAAGTTAACAAGAACGGAGGTATGAACTACACGCTCACTGCCTTGTTCACCACTCTCTTGTCCATCTTCGTCTACTTGGCGGTGTCCAGGGTGTCTTCTAAGGTACAAAGACCACAACAACCAGTCTTCGCTATTACGAAGTAACTTTTTGGGGTTTTTTAATAACAAGTAATAAAAATATTGCCATAGAAACTAATAAAAATATAGATATAAATGCATCCCATTTATGACTATCCTCTTCTTCTTTTTCGAGGATATTCATAGGTGTTTTTAAAGTCTCGGATATAATTTCTTCATCGGTTTCTTCATTAGATAATCTAGGTATATTAACAAATTTATCAGTCGAACACGTAACTGCAAGTTTTAATATATGATTTGCATTTCTAAAATTATAAGGTATTAAACGATTATTACTACTATAATAAAATTGAACACGTAACTTCGATATCGTTTTATGTTTACCCGAATCAAAATTGTGTTCTACAGCATCGTCTACACCCGAATAATTTATAACATCACCACACAAAAGTATTCGACCAGTGTAAAAAGGTAAATCTGAAAATATAGATTTATTAAAATCGTCAGAACCACTACTCAATTTGACTATAATAGCATCTGCACCTTGTAAATTAACGCTACCAGTTTCCATTTTATAAGGAGAAGTGGATGTAGAAAATACGTTACTTGCAGTTAGACCTAATACATCGTGTGGTGTTGTTTTACCACTCACGGTTGATTTATACCCATTTTTACCGTTATAAAAATCAAAACTAAACTGATTTGGACCTTCAAAGGTTATAGCATTCGTATCTTTATCATACGTAGATCCAGATAATATGCTATTTGAATTCACAACAACATTCGAAGCTAAATCTTTACCGTCATAGTTTCCATTTGGTATCGTTATATCATAATTAGTAGATGAACTATTAATAGTGAATGTATTGTTTCTATCGTTTATGAGATATTGACTATTATGAATACGTGCTGATATTAATGATATTTTACTAACATTGTAAATAGGTGTTTTTAAATTAACAATATAATCACTTGGATTAGGATAAGATACAGGATCACGTTCTCCACTATCTATATCTAAGGTATGTACCTTCATTAAAATAACGGAGTATTATTTTAATGAATGTTTAACTTGATGTTTTCATTTTTATTTAACAGAGGCTATGCGAGAGTGGGTTATTTTGGAGTTGTCTTTTAGCAACACCCAAACCATCCTGGGTACTGTTAGGGTTAAAATTACCTTTATAAGCATTGAATTGATGATAATCATTGTTTTTGTAATGTTGTGTCCATCCACCGTCTGCTGAGTTTACACGACCATCTATACGTGTCGTATCAGAACGAACGCTCGTCACCATACCACCTTGGTTAAGTGGATCGGCACGAACATTCATACGACCTGGACCAGCTGCGCGACCCGCTTTACCTCTTCTATCGTCTGGTCTAAATCCGTATTTACCAAGTTCACTCGATGTGTATGCATCCCCATATACACGCTTTTCACCGATTTTAGAACCTGGCGAATTCAAGTAACCGTGGCTGAATTTATGAATACCTGGTGCTGGGTTATTTTGGTATTGGTAAGCTTCCATGTTACCATCCTTTTTGTTTCTAGTTGGTTCAGCAGCTCTAGTAAGTGCCGAAACTGTTCTTTTTGCTGATGCTGTAGAAAGTGTATCTGTTCTAGAACCAGTTTCTGATCTGTTTGTTGTTCTTTTTGTTCTTTCATGTTCATTTCGCACTGTTCTACCGGAAAATCCCTGTGCTCTACCACCCGTATTTGGAAGACGATCTGGGAGATACGCAGTTTTCTCAGGTCTGTTATGACCTAATTCTCCAGCAATACCTCTTCGACCACCTTTACCGTCAAAGGCGGGACCACTTCTCCCTGGTAAAGTTGTTAATCTATACGCACCAACATTTTCTGGGTTAATACGTAAAAGTTGGTGATGTCCACCTATAGCGGGTACATCTGGACCAACACCAAGGGCTGGACCTACATTTGTTCTTTCAATTGGTGAAAGGTTATTCATAATTCCTCCATCATACATTCTATTTCTCATTTCTAAGACTTCACCACCCGATGATCTACCTTGTTGAGATATATCACCAAACGATGAAACTTCAGTTTTAGACATATATTCTGATTCAACAAGGGGTGAAGTTTGTCCCAAAAAATCATCGTCTATAGTTAAATTTCTATTAGATTCTGGTCTAACGTCGACTTGGTCTGCTATTTGAGCAGCTTGAAGAGTATATTGTTCGTCTGAACTTTTACTGAGTTTACGACCTGCATAAACTAATCCTGCAATAGCAAAAATCGATAATGGGTCAGCCATTCTTATTTCTTATTAACATTTTTATTCATGTACCTTTTACCGAACATACCATTTTGTACATCAGCACGTGTACTCGCGGGTTCGTAACTTTGAGTTCGGAGTGGAACTTTACACTCGACATGTTGAAGTGGATGAAAATTTTTTTCGTAAGTCTTTGCTAAAACCTTATTGAATCTCGTCGTTGATTGTGGACGAAGTATGTCACTTGTCTCTATATATTGGGCTGGGGATCCCTTACCTGCCATGTATGGGGCAGTTCCGTATAACATGGTATTTGGTCTCGATGAACCATAGTTTAGTGTACTGGGCTGGGGGTATAAAAAAACCTCTTCAGTCGCACATGTATTTGGAATAGCTTTGTCTTCGACTATTTTCAATCCTGGTTGGAGTTGGTACGCCATTTACTATTACAAAAGATTTTGTTTAAGCAAATCGAGTATCTACTAATAAGTAAAAAAACAATTTTTAAGGAGAAAAGCTAGCCGGTGCTCTACTTCCATGGACACGGGAATCTCCATCTGGATCTAAACCTCTGAATGCTTCGAGTTGTACACCTCTTGCATCTGGATTACACATGCGTGGGTTTTGTCTACACGTTTGTTCTCTCTTACCGTGTATGAACTCATAGTGAGAGTCGGCTGTTAACGCAACGTCTGGAACAGATACAAATTGTCTAGACATGGCATTTCTGTGATGTTCTGGTGCTGAAGATCTCGATCGAGCTGGTCCATATTTAACACCGTCG